GGAGGAAAACCTTGACGAACGAATTCGTTACCTTGAGTCCGAGTTAGCGCGTTTAAAAGAATCAAAAGAAAGCCTTGCGCCACTTTTGAAGATGCGTATTCGCGACATTCGCCAAGCAATGGACTACTAAGGAATACGGGGCGGTGCCTCTGGGAGTTCCCGGGGGGTGCAACGCCGCCCCACCTAAATTATGAAACCTGTCTATCTTGATTTTGAAACAATGGCCATTGGCCCACGGCCGGATTATCCTCCGGTGCCAGTTGGCTTGGCCGTCTACGACCCTGAAGGTGAATACCCCGATGGCTACCACGCCTTCGGTCACCTTGAAGGCAACAACACTACACGCGAAGCCGTCAAGGCTATGATGGAGCTTATCTATGATAGTGGACGCGATATATGTTTTCATAACGCTATGTTTGACCTTGACGTTGCTGAGACACATTTGGATGTACCCATTCCTCAGGACACCACAGTCATACATGATACTCTTATACTTGCTTTTCTCCACGATCCTCACGTTCAATCTTTATCCTTGAAAGACTTGGTCATCACTTGGGGCCTTGATACCCCTAATGAAAGGGATGAGCTGAAGGAGTGGATCATTGCCAATGTTGAAGAGGCAAGGCGCAAAAAATCTACATGGGGTGCATACATCTCCCGCGGCCCCGTGGAATTGGTAGGCAAATACGCCGCGGCTGACGTGCGGCTTACCAGTAAGCTTTACGAATATCTCATCGAGCAGGTTTTACCCGCACAGCAGGAGGCTTACCACCGTGAGGTGGCTTTGATTCCAATGTTGCTTGAAAACTCGCGGTTAGGCGTAAGGGTTGATCGCGTTGGTTTGCAAAAAGCAAAAGAGCAAGCAATAGTAGATATTGAAAAGTGTAATGTTTGGGTTCGTTCATTGTTAGGTTCTCCTGAATTGAATCTTGACAGCGACAGAGAGCTGGTCAATAGTATTTATCCCACAGAATACTGGTTGAAAGATAATGGGTGGCCTACCACGGATAAGGGCCAGCCTAAGGCCGACAAGGAAACGTTTGAAGAACTAATCACACACGCGGAGTTAAAAGATGTCCTCAGATATAGAGCCAACTTATCAACATGTTTGTCAACTTTCATTGAGCCCTGGTTACAAGCTTCTGCATCTACAGGTCGAATCTACACAAACTGGAACAGTGTACGAGGTGAACGTGGGGGTACACGAACCGGCCGACTCTCCTCAACACCCAACTTTCAAAATGCGCCTATCCGTTATCCGAAAGTTACCCTCCCCGCTACTTTGGAAGTTGCACCCCTCCCGCTCATCCGAAGCTTCATCCTAGCTGATGAAGGCCACAAGTTGGTGGCATGCGACTTCAACGCGCAAGAGCTGCGAATCTTTGCTCACTTTGAAGGCGGCGGTTTGATGAAGCAGTACCAAGCCGATGCTCGTGCTGATCTGCATACCTACGCTGCCAAGATGATGACTGAGGCCAGCGGCCGTGAGGTGTCAAGGACTTACTCCAAAGGCGTGTCATTTGCTATTCTCTACGGCGCTGGGCCTAAGAAAATCAGTGAAATGCTTGAGGTGGATTATGAAATGGCAAAGACATTGATGGATGCATATACCACGGCGGTGGCTCCGGGCCTCAAGACGATGCAGATCACCATGCGGACAAGGTATAAATTAGGCCAACCGCTTAAAACCATTGGCGGGCGTCTGATCAAGATGGAGCCGCCTAAGATCATCAATGGCCGTCTGCGTGAATTCGATTACAAAGGGGTTAACCTTTTGATTCAAGGCTCCGCGGCTGATCAGGCCAAGGCTGCCATGCTGCTGTACCAAAGCAAACGTCAAGGCAGTAGGCTTTTACTTAGCGTGCATGATGAGCTGGTGATCTCAGCTCCTGAAGAGCATGTTGAGCGTGAGGCTGAATGCCTTACATGGTCTATGTGCAACGCACTGCAAATGGATGTGCCCATGGTCAGTGACTACAAAATCGGCAATACGTATCAGGAGGTCAAATGATGACACGCTGGGAAAAGATTGAAAGGGTTGTGTTTCTATTGGGGCTTATGGTTGTGTTGATGGATCTTTATGTTTGGAGACCCCTATGAACATACCAGCATTCCCAGTTGAAATGATTTACACGCAAGAGAACGAGAAGTTCAATGGCATGACATTGCGTGACTACTTTGCGGCTAAGGCTATGACTGGTTTACTAACGGCAGAAATTGTTGGCGAATACAGCAATGAACATGTTGCTGAAATATCTTACCGAATAGCAGACGCAATGTTGAAAGCGAGGGAGCAATGAATCAAGATTTAGTTAACGTTGTTGAAAGTTTACGCGGCACGGTTTTGTTTAACGGCGCCATTGTGCAATTCACCGATACAACTTTCATGGACGCACTTAAAAAGATTTACGAGTCTGGTGTTTTAGCCGAACGTGAAGCATGTGCAAAACTATGTGAAGAAGAAGCCGATGACGAAATGTATCTTGGCCTTCATTACGCAGAAGCCATCCGAGCAAGGGGACAAGCATGACTAAAGACGAAGCATTGAATCTGGCGCTAGATGCCTTGGAAACATCTATGTATCCGCAACAAAAACAATTGCAAGCCATCACCGCCATCAAAGAAGTCTTGGCACAGCCAGAGCAGGAGCCTAAGTGTGGGGCAATCATTGAAGTGTTTGGCAAGGATTGGCGGCTGGAATATCTCTCGCTACCAGTCGGCAAGCACAAGCTCTACACACAGCAGTACACCTACACCACCCCACCACAGCGCAAGCCGCTGACGGATGAGGAGATTACGGATTTGTACTTTGATGGTTTCAGCATCAGCAAACTAACAGAGTTCGCCCGAGCCATCGAAGCCGCACACGGCATTAAGGGGGAAAAATGATCAAACCAATGTGGGATGCCAAGGCTGTAAAAGCCTACGAGACAGGACAAGGCGTGGAGTTGGTCAATGATCCACACCCGCACTATGAGCCTGTGGCGACAAAGAATAATGACGGCGTTACATTGCATTTAGGTTGGGATGATTTGCCTGTTGGCACAAAACTTTATGCCACCCCACCCCAGCGCACATGGGTAGGGCTGACGGATGAAGATTTAAAAATACTATCTGCTGAATGGCGGATTGTTTATGGCGCATGGATGGATGACTTTGCTAAAGACATTGAAGCCAAACTCAAGGAGAAGAACACATGACAAAAGTTAAAGTTGTATTTGCCCCCGGCAGCTTGGATAGCTTTGAAGGCACGCAGGAAGAGTTGGACGAAATGGTTGCACAGATCAAAACCATGCTGGCTGATGGCATACCGGATGATGCAATTCCTGTAACGCTTGAAGAAGAGGAAGAGATGCAGCGGTTGTTTGATAAGCAGGAGAAGCTTCAGTGAGAAAACGTAGCAAGTACAAGCCTAAAGGCGTAAGGCCTGATGCTGTGTCCTGGGTCCTATCTGGCCTAAAGCCATTCAAGGCCTCACCGCATGAGCTGAACTTGCGCATTAAGAATCATGATGCCCTCAACACTGTTAGGCTTGGCACTGCAACTCGTACGGATCTTGACGCGCTTATTGCGGCAATGAACATGGCCGAGGCACTTATCCGAATGGGTGTAGGCAGCGACTGGTCTGTTGAGATCCGCTCCGCGCAAGATGCTTTGTATTACCTTGCAAGGCGTGGTGTAGAAAACAATGAAAGGTTTATCCTCACAGGCTCCGAGCTCAAAGCACTTAACCTTGGCATGGAGATCCATGACGCGCAGTTGGATGCCTGCACAATCCAAATGCTAGAACAAGCCATTGACATTGTCACGGCTGACATTAAAAATAGAAAAGCACGACCAATTACGGAGATAAAAAATGGACATGATAGACACCCACAAACTGCTTAGATACGACTACGAAAGAAACTGCTTTGTTATGAGAGACCTTACACCTAAACGCGCCCTTGACCCTTGGGAAGAATTGGCGCAGGTAAAACGCCCAAGCATCTTTTTGAAAGACCCCAAGTTTAGAGCTACAAAGACTGGCCCGCAACTGCTTACAACCATTGCAAACCCCAAGCCCTTCTTCCCTTATACAGATACTTTGAAAGATAAATGATGGCATACTCAAATTCCTCAATCAAGACCTATGAGCAATGCCCATACAAATACAAACTGACTCGCATTGAGCATCGGCATGAGCCAGCCGGTGACGCCGCGGAACGTGGCAAGATGATCCACGCTGAGTTTGAAAATGCTTTGATCAGCATGAACCTGATTCCAGATGAACGTAAATTCTGGTTTCCTTACATTGAAACGCTGATCGCGTTAAAGACGCAAAGCGAGGTCGAGTTTGCCATTACCAAAGACTGGAAGCCATGTGGTTTTAAGGCCGACGAGGCTTGGGTAAGGGGTATCTATGACGCTGTGTATTTCGATGGCGCCAGAGCCCACGTCCTTGATTGGAAGACCGGCAAAGAACGCGACTACGGTGATCAGTTAAAGTTGTATGCAACCATTATCTTGGCCAGCCACCCCGAGATTGAGGTTGTAACCTCAGAGATTTGCTACATTGATCTTGACAAGCAAGCACCCTACCCCGACTTCAAACGTGAAGACTTTGCTACCTTGCAAGCTTGGCTGTCCGACAGGGTTGGCAAGTTGGAAAAGGATGACATCTTTGCGCCTAAGCCATCTTATGGATGCCGTTGGTGTCATTTCCGCAAGTCCAACGGAGGTCCTTGCCAATGGTAACCAAGGTTGTACTTGAGCGGCATTTGGAGACTTACTTCTCAGCCGCTTGTAAGAAACGTGGCCTGCTTACATTGAAATTGAACGTACGCTACGCCCGAGGTTGGCCTGACCGAATCGTGCCATTGAAAGGTGGCGGGGTTTTGTGGGTAGAACTAAAGCGGCCCGGAGGTAAAACCTCAGCGCTGCAGGACAAGGTGCATAAAGACTTGGCAAAGTTTGGCCACCATGTCCACATCATTGACTCTAAGGAAGGTATTGACAATGTTTTGGGAACCGCATGAGTATCAAAAAGAAGCTGTAAAGTTTCTGGTGGAAAAAGGCTCGGCAGCTTTATGGCTGGATCCCGGGCTTGGTAAGACAGCTGTGGTCTTATCGGCTTATAGAACCCTAAGGCTCAAAGGCTTGGCCAAGAAAATGTTGGTCATTGCTCCACTTCGGCCTGTGCATGGCGTTTGGCCGCCTGAGGCCAAGAAGTGGGAACAGTTTGAGGATTACGCGGTCGGCGTTTTGCATGGTGGCAACAAGGCTAAGGTCTTAAAGCAAAACCACGACATTTATGTCATCAACTTTGAAGGCCTTGGCTGGCTATCTTCGCAACTTAATGGCAAAGATTGGCCCTTCCAGATCCTGACGGTGGATGAGATATCTTATATGAAAAACACGCAAACGCAGCGGTTTAAAACAATAAAGCCTTTGCTTGATAAGTTTGACCGCCGTTGGGGCTTAACCGGCTCCCCTGCTCCAAATAGTTTGCTTGACATCTTCGGTCCCCAGCTGATCTTGGACCAAGGGGCTACCTTTGGCCCTTACATCTCACGATTCCGTACAGAATACTTCTACCCTTCCGGCTATGGCGGGTATGAGTGGAAGCTGCAATCTGATGGGGAGGCAAGGATTCATGAAGCTTTGGCCGGCAAGGTGCTTCGAATGGCAGCGCTAGACCATCTAGATTTGCCCGAGTTAACTTATAACGACATTAAGGTAGATCTACCTCCAAAGGCTAGAAAACTGTACGATGCCTTTGAAAACGATCTGACCGTGGAATTGAACAGCGGGAATGTAACTGCAGTCAACGCCGCCGTTGCAGTTATGAAAGGCCAACAAATTGCCAATGGCGGTTCTTACTTAGACGATGATGGAAGCGGCGATGCTAAAACAAGTATTCACCTTCATGACGCGAAGACGG